GGCTATACTACCAACGAATAAACCATATACACACCAAACTAATAAATTAAACATTGGATGCCTCCAGTAGTGTTAATGCTTCATCATCCGTGATAGTTTCTCCCTTATCTAGCAGAACTTCAGTTAGCTTTATAGCATATTTATGATAGTCTTCTTTTGAGAGCTGTTGACGTATAATACGTTTGATTCTTAATCTGGTGAACCAGCCTCTTTTGATACTGTAAGATCTTATTTCTTCACCATAAAGACCACCAATTTCTTTAGATGTCATATTTGAAGTTTTACTTTTATTACATTCTTGTAAAACTCTGATTACAGTTAATATTATACTAATAACCATTAAGATAGCAATTATGCTTCCAAAATTCTGATCTTCTGGAATATTAGCTTTTTTAAGAACATCTTTAGCTATATTTTCTAATTGTTTATTATTTTTAGATTTAGCCATATTATTGCCTCACATTTATTGGCTTACAGGAACCCGTAGTGCAATTCTGCTCCAAAACAACAGGAGGATGAACAACAACTTTAGATGGTTGTTTGGTGTCTGGCTCGCAGTACCCACAGTCTACTTTCTTAATTCCGTCACCGCTTATATACCATCCTTTACCTTTGCATACTGGGCAATCTTTTCTTTTATATTTATTGGTGGTTTCTGAGTGTTGAGCTTTTATAATTGATCCTGCTAAAACTACTGATGCTTTTGTAGAACCATTATATTCATAGCTCATAGGCAAAGCTACTACAGATAGTAATAATATAGTATTAAGTATTTTGATCATTGTTTCTCCATGGTAATATTTTTTTACGTTTTGGTTTTGGTATTTCTATATCATCTATGGATTTAGGAGCAAAAATTTTTAATATACCCAGTATAAAATTAGTAATAATGCTAATTAATCTATTTAATGCTATTTGATCTAATAGTCTCATTATGGAATATCTACTCCTCTAATATAAAAATTATTTCCTCGTTTTAAAACTCGCGCTTTATTATTGGTCATTCCAACAAAAACATTTGTTGTGTATGAAGATGTTCCGGTACCGCAAGTATCTGACATATCTAATGTAGAGATTATTCCTGAATCACCATGGGTACTTACTGTCCAAACGTCACCAGTTCCCGCTCCATCACTAATAGGAGGTTCCGATGCACTACCACCAAAAGTATAGTATTCATCAGTACCACCTACTGGATAAATTCTCCATTG